GTGAGAATATTCTTGAGCCACTACGCGCTCACGTCGGTGGTCCTATCAAGATTAGTTCAGGCTATCGCTCTGAGGTACTAAACAGCCTTATAGGTGGATCTAAATCAAGTCAGCACAAACATGGTCAGGCAGTTGACTTTGATCTTAAGGACAAGTCTGCTGATGCGTTTCATTGGATCAGAGAGAACCTTGACTATGACCAAATCATTTGGGAGTTTGGAAATAGCACACAACCCGATTGGATTCACGTATCATTTTCAACAAAGAGTAATCGTAAGAACGCACTAAAAGCAATCAAGTCAAATGGAAGAACAAAATACATTCCTTTCTAAGTTTAAGAGAAAGGATAAGAAGAAATTCAAAGAGACTAAGGTAGGTGTCTTCATTAAAGACAAAGCACCTGAGATACTTGACACCGTTGGCGACTTGCTTCCCGATGCGGGGGTACTTGGTGTAGTTAAGAACTTAGTTAACATGTCAGACAAGTTTACTCCTGAGGAGAAAGAGATTGTTAATCTTGACCTCAATCAGATGTATGAGGCTGAGGTAAAGGATAGAGACTCTGCACGTAACCGTGAGTTAGAGATGTCTAAAGCAGGGAAGAATGACTTCTTATTTACCTTAACAGGTTTGATTGGGTTGGCTACCTTCTGCTTTATCGTGTATGCTATTGCCTTTCTTCAGATATGCTTTATCGTGTATGCTATTGCCTTTCTTCAGATACCTGACACTAACAAGGAGATATGGATTCACCTTATTGGAATCTCTGAGGGTGTGGTACTATCTATTTTCGGTTATTATTTTGGTAGTGCGATGAAGAAGAATATAAATTAACTATCTTTGTAAAAATAAATCTAATAAAATGGAAGCAACAGTACTTTTAAAAGAGGAGTTAGAATTACTCCAATCAATGAGCAAAGACTACACTAACGCTAAGAATGCTCTTGGTGATTTAGAGTTAAGAAAGCATGATGTCCTTGCTGATATCGATGCAATTAGAAAAGTCTCTGCGGAGAACGAGAAGAAATTAATAAGTAAATACGGTGCTGACGCTGTCATTAATATTCAGACAGGGGAGATCACCAAGAAACAACAAGAATAACTATGGCTAAGATTAGTACCTATCCTTCAGCAAATCCCGTAAATCTTTCCGATAAGGTTATCGGTACGGACAGTGCTAATAATGACGCTACAAAAAATTTTACCGTAGGTGACATATTAAGTCTTTTTAATAACCCTACTTCACTTACAGGATTTGTTCCGTATACGGGTGCAACGGCTAACGTTAACCTTGGTACTTACGACCTTAACGCTGATTACATAGAAGGCACCAATGAGATTTATTCTCCCTTATTAGAAGGTGATGTTGTAGAAGTTTACAACCGTCTTTTTATTGATAATGGTGCTGATATTAGTTTAGATGGAGATGAAGGAAATCTAGGAGATATACTATTATCTCAAGGGGGAGGCGTTACTCCAATATGGGAAACTCAAGCCACATTATTTAGTGGGTTAGTTCCATACACAGGAGCAACAGGTAATATTGACCTTGGTCTTTATGATTTAGATGCAAATAATGTATCAGCAGGAGACGGTTCTTTTACTGAAATATACGAAGGAGGCAATAAACTAACATCTTACCTTCAAGCATTTAGTTTGATTAATCAGACGCAAGTAACTGTTGGTACTGCTAAAATTATAGAGTTTGAAACAGCGTCATTCTCAGATACTGTAACAATTGCTTCTAACTTAATTACCTTTAATGCTATAGGAAAGTATATGATTGAGGTTACGGCAAGAGTAGAACACCTAAGTGGGGGTGGAGATGCCGTATTAAATATTTGGTTACAATCTGCAACAGGATTATTAGCTAATACAAGACAAACATTTACTATTCCAAACAATCATATTCAAGAGATAAAATATAGTTTTATGCTAAGTGTAGCAAGTCCTACAGATGCTATTCGTGCATATTGGTCTACATCAAATTTAAATGCAAGGTACTCATCAGTTTTTGCAGGAGGAATTTACCCTGCTGCTCCGTCTACTATCTTAAATGTTTATAAGATAGGCTAATGGATATCCGCAAGATATCAATAGGACCTGATTACAAGAGTGGTGCAATGCATTACATTGTAGGGCAAAAGGTTATTGGCGATAGTTACGAGATAAACTGTATTAAGTATGACCATGTCAAGGATTCTATCAAGATTTATATTATAAACGAAAAAAAAGAGATTCTCATTTGGAAGGAGTTCAACTCCACAATCCCCACTTCAATTGAATTTAATATCAACTACTAAATGAAATCACCGTTTTATTTTATAACGAGACCAAAAGAAGGAAAGAGATACAACAACACAAAGGAGATAGCAGGGATAGAGTTCGTAGTTAATACGTCAGAGGAGGAGCACAAGTTCTCCAATCGTGAGGCTATTGTTGTTGATACACCACTTTGGTATACCGGACCTATCGAGTCGGGGGATACTCTTCTTGTTCACCACAATGTCTTTAAGTTTTACAATGACATAAAGGGGCGGAGAAAAAGCGGAAGAAGTTTTTTCAGAGATGATATTTTTTTAATTGACAACGAGCAATTCTTCTTGTATAAAAAAGGAGATACTTGGTATGCTTACGACAAGTATTGTTTTGTAAAGCCAATACCTGCTATCGAGTCTTATATCAACAAGCCCTTTTCTAAAGAACCGTTGATGGGTATCATGCAGTATCCTAATGACTATCTTATGTCTCAAGGTGTTAAAGCAGGAGACCATGTAGTCTTTTCACCTGATAGTGAATATGAATTTAATGTGGATGGAGAAAAACTATATCGCATATATGACCATCAAATCACTATCAAGTTATGATTTACAACACAAAAGAATTAAAGCTTAAGATTATTCAATCAGGATATAAAGCTGTTCAACATCTTATTGAGGTAGCAGAAGAAAAGATTGTTCATAAAGGTATTGATGCTGATGGAGAGGTAACTGAGTTGGCTGCTGATAGATTAAAAAACGCAGCTGCCACAAAAAAAATTGCTATATTTGATGCATTCGAGATTCTTAATAGAATAGAATTAGAGAAAGAATCTCTTGAAGCTATTGATAACGGTCCGAGTAAAGTTGATACAAAACAAGGATTTGCAGAAAGACGATCAAAATAATCTATATCGAGTACTCGAGAAATATATCCCGGCTAAAACTCTTGCGAAAAAAAATGCAAAAGCAGCATGGGAGTATGGCTATGATATCGACTATGACATGGTCGTTATATCAAAGGACGGAACGATAGGTCAAGTAATAAATATATCGGGACTAAACATAGCATTACCATCTAAACCTGACGAGTGTTATAAAAGAAGAGAGGTTAAAGAAGATCAGTATTGGGAAAGAGAAGACCTACCAAAGCCACTCGCTAAGATTCAAACTATCTTTCAATGGAATGATATGCCCACTGACTTTAAGAACAGATGGGTAGATTATATTGAGAAGCAGTTTGATTATCGTGAGGAAGGTTATTGGTTTATGAATAATGGTGTGGCTACTTACATTACAGGATCACATTGGATGTATCTTCAATGGGCAAGTATCGATGTAGGATATCCCGACTTCCGTGAGGCTAACAGAATCTTTTGGATATTTTGGGAAGCGTGCAGAGCAGACAGCAGATGTTTTGGTATGGACTATCTTAAGATACGTCGTTCGGGATTCTCATTTATGTCTTCATCAGAGTGTATCAATGTGGGAACTCTTGTTAAAGATGCAAGGGTTGGTATATTATCAAAGACCGGATCTGATGCTAAAAAAATGTTTACCGATAAGGTTGTTCCTATTAACAGCCGTCTTCCTTTTTTCTTCAAACCTATTATGGATGGAATGGATAAGCCAAAGACTGAATTGGCATATCGCGTTCCGGCTTCGAAGATTACGAAGAAGAACATGTTTAATGCTGCTGAGGAAATAGTAGAAGGACTTGACACGACAATAGATTGGAAGAACACTGAAGACAACTCCTATGATGGAGAAAAGCTAAGGCTGCTCATCCATGATGAGAGTGGTAAGTGGACTAAGCCAAATAACATCAAAGAGAATTGGCGAGTAACAAAGACCTGTCTTCGTTTGGGTAGTAAGATCATTGGCAAATGTATGATGGGGTCTACCTCTAATGCATTAGCTAAGGGTGGTCAGAACTTTAAGGATATCTACGAGGACTCTCGTGTATCCACACGTAATGCCAATGGTCAAACCAAGAGTGGTCTATATGCCTTGTTCATTCCTATGGAATGGAACATGGAAGGTTTCATTGACATACACGGTATGCCTGTGTTTCGTAAGCCAAAAGAAAAGGTAAGAGGAGTAGATGGCGGATGGATTACCAATGGTGCTATTGACTTTT